TACAACAGAAGCAGCAACTGTTAAAGTTTTACAAAGTAAACTAGCAAAAATAGGAAAAAGTGTAATAAAACCAAGACATGCTCTTCAAAAAGAATTAAAAGACCTAGCAATAACAGGAGACTGGTCTAGAACAATGGATATACCATTATTTATTCGTAGAGTAAAATCAATGGGTATAAAAGAGAAAATGGCATTTGCAGAAAGAGCAGGAGAATTTTTAAAAGATACCTATCGATATAGCACAGATAAATATGATAAATTTTATCGTGTGCATACAGAAGCTGGTTATACAAAAGAAGGTCCTAAAGAATTATTTCATGCTCTAGAAGAATTAGTATTTGAAGCCCAAGTTGCACAAACAATTATTGATACTTTACATGGTTTTGGATTAGGAGCTAAAAAAGGAATTAAGTTACCAGCAGTAAAAGATAAAGATGCACTACTTAATAAAGTTACAGAGGCTGTAATGGAAAAAATTACAAATAAATCTATACTTATGCCACACCATAATTTTAAAGTTTTTGGAACAAAAGATGTTGATAGTTACTTTTTAATTCCTAGAAGTGATAAATTCTCGGGATTAAGAGAAGGTATAAGAGATGCAAAATTTAGAACTAAACCAAGTAGAGGAAAACAATATTTTTCAAGTCCTGCGTATTGGAAAATTATACGTGATATAGGATCATTTATTTATTAACTTATTATTAACAATTGGAGGAAAATTATGCCAAATCCACACGGAAAAAAGTATGTACTTCACAGACATAAATGGGGTGCACTAGGTCACTCTAGCGATTATGATTCTTCTTTATATAGGGAATCCCTTGAGTTCGGTAATTCTATCGATCAAGGTGCTCTTATTAGAGATGAAGCTAAATCAGGCAAAGGCGGATCAGTAGATTCATCTGTTATGTCAAAAGGTGGCGATGATACATTAATTAAAGACTATTCAAAATAGGATATAAAATATGGCTGAGAATCTAACAGGAGATGATCAACCAGAGGAATTAAAAGAAGAAGAGTTACCTGCTGCAGTTGGATATATTAAAGCAAAATTTGAAGATGCAGAACAGGGTAGACTATCTGATGAAAACCGCTGGTTGAAAGCTTATAAGAATTATAGGGGTACTTATGATTCTTCTACACAATTTAAAGATTCTGAAAGATCTAGAGTATTTGTAAAAATAACAAAAACAAAAGTTATTGCATCCTTTGGACAAATTGTTGATATTCTCTTTTCCAATGGAGAAGTACCTATTTCTATAGAAGCTACACCTATGCCTGAAGGAATATCAGAATTTGCAAGTCTCGATTCTTCTGGTAAATTTAGCCAATCCGGTGAATTACAACAACCAGAATTAGCTGGATTAGAATCTGAATATGGATTATCACAAAATTTATACGAAGGTCCTAAAAAATTACCTGATCACAACGAAATAAAACCTGCTCAAGAAGCAGCATTAAAAATGCAAAAAGTAATTCGTGATCAATTTACAGAGACAAATGCAATATCTATATTAAGACATTCTATATTTGAATGTGTGTTATTAGGAACAGGAATTGTAAAAGGACCTTTTCATCACACAAAAATATTACATAATTGGGTATATCTAGAAGATGGACAAAAACAATATGCACCATCATTTAAACCAATACCTAAATTAGAAGCAGTATCATGTTGGGACTTTTATCCTGATCCTTCTGCAGTTAATATGGATGATGCTGAATATGTTATACAACGACATAAATTTAATAGGGAACAATTAAGAGATTTAGGTAACAAACCATTTTTTAATTTAGAAGCTATTAATGATTGTTTAAGTATGGGACCCAATTACCAAAAAAGAGGATTTGAAGATAATATATATACAAATGAAGATCCTACATATCTAGAAAATAGATTTGAAGTATTAGAATACTGGGGAAATCTAGATAAAACAATGACAGAAGAATTGGGTATGGATGTAGGAGAAACAGATGATCATCTCGAATCATTACAAGTTAATCTTTGGATTTGTAATAATAGAATTTTACGAGCAGTAGTTAATCCATTTCAACCCGCAAAATTACCATATCATTCTTTTCCATATGAATTACATCCTTATCAATTTTTTGGTATCGGTGTACCAGAAAATATGGATGATGCACAAATGATTATGAATGGTCATATGAGAATGGCAATTGATAATCTTAGTCTTGCAGGAAATATGGTATTTGATATTGATGAAACAATGTTAGTTCCGGGACAATCTATGACAATACATCCGGGCAAAATATTTAGAAGACAATCAGGTCAAGCAGGTCAAGCAGTTGTAGGATTAAAATTCCCAAATACTGCAGGTGAAAATATACAAATGTATGATAAGGCAAGACAACTTGCTGATGAAGAAACAGGTGTTCCTAGTATAATGCACGGACAAACAGGTGTAACAGGAACAGGAAGAACTGCAGCAGGATTAAGTATGTTATTAAATTCTGCAGGCACATCTATAAAAACAGTCGTAAAGAATATCGATGACTATCTATTAAAGCCATTAGGCGAATATTTTTATAGATGGAATATGCAATTCAATGACGAACATATTGAAGCTAAAGGAGATTTAGAAGTACGTGCACGAGGCACATCATCTGTAATGGCAAAAGAAGTACGTTCACAACGATTAACTACTCTTTTGCAAACAATAGCAAATCCTATGCTTGCACCTTTTATAAAGATACCAAATCTTATAAAAGAATTAGCAATATCACAAGATATTGATCCTGAAGATTTAGTTAATGATTTAGATCAAGCAGCAGTATTTGCAGACATTTTACGAGGATTAAATGTTCAACAGGGAACAGGCGAAGAGGTTGGGACCACTGGTCAACAACCAGAAGGCATGGGAGGCTCTAGAACAGCATCTGCAGGAGCTAACCCAGAAGACATCTCAGGAGTTGGTGGTGGAACAATCGGAACAGGTATTCCGCCAATTGCAGGGGAAGATGGTTTTACTGGAGCACCTCCAGAACCTCAAGAAGGCGGTCTTGGTGACTATCAAACTTAAAACAGATGAAAGAAAAAATAAAGATTCGAGAGTTGGAATTTAATGATTCACAACAAATAATTGAACTCGGAAGAATAATACATAAAGAAAGTTATTATAACTTTTTGCCATATGAGGAAATGAAAATACAGGAACTCATTATGGTTACGTTAAAAAATCCACAATCAAATGTTTGTTTTGTGGCAGAACAGGATAATAAAATAATAGGAGCATTATGTGGATTTATAGTTCCATATACAATGAATTTTAGATTATTTGCTCAAGACCTAGGGCTTTGGGTTCTTCCAAAAAGTAGGGGAACACTAGCTGCAAAAAAATTATTGAATGTTTTTGAAGTATGGGCAAATAGTTTAGGATGTGACGAAATTATGTTAAGTATAACATCAAATATTAATCAAGACAGAACTGCACAATTTTATGAAAAGTTAGGATATACTAACTTAGGTGCAATATGTCGTAAACGTATAGGAGGAAAATAATATGGGAGGCGGAGGAATACCCGGATTAAGTCAAATAACTTCAGTTTTTATGGGAAAACCAAAAGTACAAGAAATTCAACAAGAATACCAAGGTGGAATCCAAACAGGTAGAGGTGATATTGCTACTCAATTAGCATCTTTAGATAGATTAGAACAAGGAACTGCACCTAAAGGTCAAGGATTAGAAATGGGCTATAAGGATTCATTAAATTCAGCCCTAGAAAATGCGGGGATTAGTAATTTAACTTTACAACCTGCAAAAGAAGTATTATTTGGAGATGCAGCTAGAGAAAATTTTCAAACAGCAGAATTAGAAAAAATGCAAAAGGAAGTATTTAAGACACCGATAAGTCCAAATATTCCATTATTACAAACTCCTATTGCTCCAAAAAAAGAACCCTATGCTCCGCCAGAAAGACAAGAAAAATCTGCAGAGAGAACACTTGCAGATATTGAAGCATTTAAGGCATATGGGGGACAAACAGGTGGTATGGTTCCTGATAGTAGTAGACTTCAAGAAACTGGGATTGGATTTCCAGCACCAGAAGTTAGAAGTGCTTTATACAAACAACCATTGGCACCTATTACAGAACAAATGCAAAGAGCAAAATTAGGGGCAGCACAAGGACAAGTTCCGGTGCCACAACAACAAAACGAACCTGCAGGAGTTCCTCAAATGTATGGAAAACCTACTAATGAAATGCCAAAAGATAATATTGATGCTAAAGCAGAACCGGGTGATGTTATTATAAATAACAAGGCTATGATCCTTTTAGGAATGAAAAATTTTAATAAAATGGTTGGGGATGGAGTTGATATTGTACGAAGAATGGGTTTTACCATTGAAGAGAGATTAAATAAATTAAATAAAAAAGATATTGTTCCTTTATTAGTATCTAAAGGAGAAGCAAGAATACCTAGTATAATTGCAAAAGCAATAGGTATGGATAGACTTAGAAAAATAAACGACAGAGGAAAAAGAGCTATAGTAGCAGAAGAAAAAGCAGCAGCTCAACAAAAAGAGAAACAGAAATATACTGTTAAAAAAGGAGGGGTAATTCCTCAAAAAAAAGCCTTTGGCGATGTAGTCGAGAGTAAAAAAAAAAGTCTAAATGAATTAGAGCCACATAAAAAAGAATTTATTACAAATGCACATCAAGTAGTGAATGAAGTTAATATAGATAATATTATTCCTTCACCTATTATTCTTTCAATGGTAGCTCTTGAAACAGGGTATGGAACTTCTAGATTTGCAAACGAAGGAAATAATTGGCTTAGTTTAGCAGTAAACAAACCAGACCAAGAATTTTTAGCAGCAAAAAAAAGACCGTCACAAAAGTTACGAAGTTTTAATAATCCAGCAGAATCTATACAAGCTTTTTTAGATATGGTCAAAAATGCAGAACATTATGCACCAGTAAGAGATACGTTAACTAAATATGCAACTGGTGAAGCTTCTGAACATGACATTATAGATTCTATAGCTAGTACAAAATATGCCGAAGACCCTGAATGGTCTAATAAAATAAAGAGTGTACATGATGGACGAATAAAAAATATGTTCACAGAACAAAAACAGCAAGTGCAATAGCACAAAAGAATTTATACCTGCGTACTTGGTATGGGTATCAGCGACTTTCAATTTATTGAAACACTGATTATTTAACAACTACCGATGGGCGACCTAGCATAGCTAGCACCATAAGGAGATAAACATGACTGAAAAACAAGTCGAAGCAAATGTAGAGGAAAAGGTTGAAGATTCAGAGCCTACCCCATACAAAAACGACTACCATAAGGATCTTGATAAAGAAGATCCACAACCTGACCCTGAAGCTGTAGAAGCTGAAGCTACTCAGAAGGAAAACGAAGAAGATAAATCTTTTTTATCTACTTCAAACGACAAAGAAGTAAAGACCCACGATTTTAAAAAACGTTATGATGACCTAAAAAAACATTATGACACAAAATTAGATGAGTGGAAACAGGAAAAAGAAACTTTGGAGGCTCAATCTAAAGCTGCGAAAGCAGATACAGACTATAAGCCACCAAAAACCCCTGAAGAATTAGAACAATTCAAAGAGGACTATCCTGATATTTACGGAGTTGTCGAAACTATTGCTCATAAACAAGCTGGAGATAAACTTCGCACAGTTGAAGAAAAACTAGCAAAAATGAGTGATAGAGAAGAAGAACTAATTAGAGATAAAGCACAAACTGAACTGTTATCCGTGCACCCTGACTTCTTAGAGATAAAAGGAGATGAAAATTTTCAGGGCTGGTTACAGGAACAGCCTACCTCTATTTCTGATGGTATTCTTAAAAATGGTACCGATTCTAAATGGGCAGTTCGAGTATTAGACCTATACAAAGCAGATGCTGGTATTAGTAAAAAAACTAGTACCGCCAGACCTACTTTATCTGCAGCTGAAGCAGTAACTAAAACACGTAGAGTTGTAGTTCCTGAAAAAGCAGGGGACAAGAAGATTTGGAAACAATCTGATATAAGCAAACTCAAACCCCGTGAGTTCGAGATTCTTGAAAAAGAACTAGATCTTGCGGCAAAAGAGGGACGCATATCATCAGGTTAATTATACGTTTTTATTAACTTTCTAACTAGGAGGTAATTATGACTGTTTCAAAAGCAGCCGGTTATCAAAATTTAGCTAACGGAAATTTTGTACCAACTATTTACTCTCAGAAAGTTCTTAAATTCTTCAGACGTGCATCAGTGGTTGAAGATATTACCAATACTGATTACACTGGGGAAATTGAGAATTATGGAGACACAGTAAATATCATAACCGAACCTACTGTTACAGTTAGTTCATACTACAGAGGTAGTGTTGTAAATGCTCAAACATTAACTGACGCACAATCTACTTTAACTGTCGATCAAGCTTTTGCATTTTCTTTTAAAGTTGACGACATTGAAGAAAGACATAGTCACTTAAATTGGGAAAGCATTGCAACATCTTCAGGTGCTTACGCACTTAAAAAGAAATATGATGCAAACGTTCTTGCAGCAATGATTTCTGGAGGCTCTACTGACCAAACTAACTTAGGTACAACAGGTAATGCCGTCGCCGGTATAACTACAGGTGATACGGCTTCTGACAAGATGAGTACATTGTCTAAATTATTAGACGAAGGAGATGTTCCAAGCGAAAACCGTTGGTTTGTTGCATCACCTACTTTTTATGAGATTCTTGGTAAATCTGCATCTAAATTAATGGATCAATCCATTATAGACAGCAGTAAAGAATCACCTTTACGTAACGGAAAAATCGTGCAAGCACCAATCAGAGGATTTTCAGTATATAAAACTAATGTATTTGCAAAAGCAGGTACAAGTGGTACTGATACTTCAGAACCATCAGGTTCTTCTGCTGATTACTACTTTCTTGGAGGACATATGTCTTCTACAGCAACTGCTTCACATATCGCAAAAACTGAAGTTGTTCGTGATACTGAAAGTTTTGCAGATATCGTGAGAGGCTTACACGTATTTGGACGTAAAGTTCTTAGATCTGCCGCAGTTTATAGCGGTGTTTTAAGACACGCTTAATTTATAGGAGAATAAACATATGGTAACATATAACGTAAGTGGCGGAGGAGGCTCCGCTGGTACAGCCGGTCACCCTTCTATAAAAAGGGTGCCTTATTTAGTCGAAAATACAATCGATATAGCACAAGTTAATGAAGATGCAGGAACAGCACAGGATGATGTGCTACAATGTCTTAGCGTACCTGCAGAAACATTAATTATGGCAGCAGGCGTAGAAGTGCTAACAGCATGTTCTTCATCTGTAGTTATTGATATTGGTACTACTGGAAGTTCAGCAGGTTTTTTAGACCCTGATGCTTTCGTAGATGCTTATGACGCAACAGGTGCAGCTTATGCACCTAGAGATGTTGTAGATGCAGCACCTATGCTTATCTGTAAAACAGCAGATACTATCGATGCCTTAATGGCTGGTGCAGCTTCTGCAGCGGGTAAAATCCGTGTTTGGGCAGTACTATGTGATATTTCTGGTGTTGATGAAACTGATCGAAACACAACAGCACAACACGATACAGAAGTATAATAATACATATTATTATTAGTATTATTGACGAAACTAAATACAAAAATCTAGGGGGGAAATAAAATTCCCCCTAGACCTTATGGAGGCTGTAATTTACATATAACACTATTATTAATCACAGTCAAGGAAAATATATGGTAACTTATGATCTAACAAAAAAAAGCAAAGCAAGTACAGGAGAAAGAGTTATTTTCGATGGTACTGATCCAAATATTGATATACGCCTATCCACTTTAGAAAAAAAAATGGATAAATTAATAGAGACCTTAGAAAAAAAGAATGACTAAATATACATGCAAAGTATATGACAATCCAAAAAAAAGATTTCAACCAGACGGATGTGCATGTTCACACGATTTAAAATTAGATTACGATGCATTTCCCGGAAAACTGGAACCAATGAAGATTCAAAAAGGACCCTATAAAGAAAAAGAGATTGTATTATTCTGGGACCCTTATGAATGCGAAGATGGAAAATGGAGACCACTGGGGTTAAGTGAATGTACATATATTTGGAACCATAAGAAACAAGAATACGAAGGAGAATGTATACAATGCGGAATGTGTTGTGTAAAAGAAGTTAAAGGGGAAATAGTCCCATGTAAGTATTTAGACTTAAAAGGAAAATAGTGAAATTTCTCTGTGAAAATTGTGGAAAGGAAGTCGAAAAGATACAATATTGGTCAAATTCAAAATTCCACGAAAATCAAAGATATGACTACGTTTATTGTGGACCAGATTGCTCCACCAAACATTATGAAAAAAATAACAATAAAATTTTGTAAATATTTATTCAACTTGTGTAGACTTGCACCAAAATGGATTGCTTGTCGTTGCAAGAAAAAAAAATAGAAGGAGTATAATATGTATTACTTATTTGTAACCCTCTGTTTATTGGGGGCACCCTCGTGTATAGATGATAATAAACTAATAGTAAAATCTGATAAAAGTTTTGAACATATACAGGAGTGTCAACACTATGCAGAAACAACTTTTGTAGATTTAGTATCAAAAAAATACAAAGATAAATGGGGTTTATTTGGAACTCTATGTATACAAAAAGATTACACAGATATACTAAAAGGTGATCAATACGAAATATTAAAAGAAGGAACTGATGTTTGAAGGGATAATTAGAGGTGGTGTTCGTAATGTAAATGCAGGAGCCGCATTAGCTAATACAAATGCAACAACAATATATACTGTCCCTACTAATCACAGTGCATTAATTCCTATGATATGGCTTACAAATGCAGATGCATCAGCCGCACAGTATGCAACAGTAACTTGGCGAGATAGTAGTGCATCAGTAACATATAACCTAATATATCAAAAAGATGTAGCCTCAAAAGATTATACAATTATTGAACCAAATTTAATATTAGAATCTGGTGATTATATACAAGTAACAGCAGAAACAGCAGATAAAATTACAGTAACTTTAACAGCACAAGAATATATGGATGAAAACT